GGACGCAGTTGCACGTCTTACATTAGATTCAAAGCAGGAGATTACGATTGATAGCAGGACAGTTGGTCTGGATGGTGCAGATCAAATGGACATCAAGTCGATTGTCACACGAGAGAGTTATCTTACCCAATTTAATTGGGCGCCAACGGATACTACAGACAAATTGCTGTGGAATTCACGAGTTGGTCCTATGCTCTACCGTGTGGAGGGTACGGAAATTCATCCGACGCCCATGTCCATGATCCAAACTATGTTCGAAAAATGGCAAGGTTCGATAAAATTTAGGTTTCAAGTCGTTAAGTCTAGCTTTCACAAAGGCAGGCTGTTGATCCGTTGGGACCCTTGGTCAAATCAGGCCAACCCCGAGTACAACACAACGTATTCGAGAGTGGTAGATATAGCTGAGGAGGACGACTTTGAGATTACTATAGGCTGGGGTCAAGCTGAGCCTTTCCTTAACACTGTTCCAATGAGTAAGAGTCCAGGTGTGGATTTTAGTTCTACCGGGAGAATGACAGATTCACTTGGAAGATGGAATGGTGTGTTGGAAATTGACGTTATTAACCCACTTGTTTCGCCTGCTCCCGATTCTGCAGTCGCAGTTAACGTTTTTGTGAGCATGTGTGATGATGCCAAGTTTGGTGCTCCCACCGCATATGGCATGAACAAGTTGAGCCTATATCCTCTGAAGACTTCCACATCTCGGGCTTCGGATTCGCCTTACACGCCCCAATCTGGAGTGGTGGAAAGCGATGCCGCACCCACAAATGAGATGACTGACAAGCCTGAAGAGGCCTCGGCGATCCAGGAGATTGCCCCGATATCGACAGAAGTCGACCAACAGTACAAAGTGTTCTTTGGTGAGGCTGTTACGTCTTTGCGTGAACTTTTTAGGAGGTACACAATGTCAAAGGTTTATACAGCTCCTTCACCGGAGGCACCCAATGCTGGAATTTGGGATCTTTCGATATCAGCTCTACCCTTTAACTATGGATTCGATCCAGAAGGGTTTGAGCTATACGGACCAAACGACTTTAAAATCGTCCTCGCCAATAATGGTCCAATCTCATTTATGATGCCCTGCTATGCAGGGTGGCGAGGCGGACTGCGTCACAAATTGGTCTTGCAAGGCAAGTCCATGCATCGATATGCAGTCGCCCAAAGAAATGGTTTCTATGGATACTCCAATACAGTGACGCCATTTCCGCAAGATGCAGCCAGCATGCAGGCTGCGTTGAGCAGAAACTTTGCCCAGGAGGGCTTTGCCGGTATGGCTAGTACAGATCGGTACATCAATGGAGTGATCGAAACGGAGATACCGTATT